CAAAGAAGATATGAAAAAAATTAAACAATATATTGATGATGGAAAAATTAAGTCATTTGATTCGTTGTTTGAACAAGGAGATGAAAATTGGCCAGAAATCGTGACTCTTGCCCTACAAGAAACCATTAACATGGAAACATTCATTGTTATAAACAAGGCATTGAATTTCTTACCGAGAATGTCCTCTAAGATTCAAGATACGATTGTTTGGCCTGAGTTCCAATTTCTATGCAACAAATACACCCCTTTCCTTAAAGTGGATATAAAGATATATAAAAACATATTGAGAAAAACATTTGTTGAAAATGCTTGCACATAATACAGAAATAATTATGCAAACTAAATCTTTAAATCAGAATTTTCACAGAGCCAGCAAGGAAAAAAAAGACGAGTTTTATACTCAGCTCGTTGATATTGAAAAGGAACTCAAACACTACAAAGACCAGTTTCGTGGCAAAGTAGTGTACTGCAATTGCGATGATCCATTTAAGAGCAATTTTTTTAAATATTTTGCCAGTAACTTTAAAGATCTTGGATTAAAAAGACTTATTGCTACGAGCTACAATCCGTCCCCTATATCCAATACGCAGTTAAATCTATTCGGTGACGTCGTAGAACTAGGTAAACCCAAAGGACGTCCCAAGATAACCGCGAACAAATTCATTATCAACGAGGTTGGCGACATTGATGGCGATGGCGCATTCGATCTGCGTGATATTGCTGAACGGCTCAAGGCTAACAAAAACAATGAGTGGATACCGATTAAAGGTGAGGGAGACTTTAGAAGCGAAGAAAGCATAGAACTACTCAAGCAAGCGGACATTGTGGTAACAAATCCACCTTTTTCGCTTTTCCGCGAGTATGTTGCTCAACTTGTTGAGTATGATAAGAAATTTTTAATACTTGGTGACCAGAATGCGATAACATATAAAGAAACTTTTAAATTGATAAAAGAAGATAAATTATGGCTCGGCCACGACAATGGAGGAACAAAATGGTTTCAGGTTCCTAATGATTATGATATTCCTACAGAATCGAGAAAAAAAATTGAAAATGGAATCCAGTATTTTAGTATGGGCAGAATTGTTTGGTTTACAAATTTAGACACTAGCAAACGCCATCAAGAAATTACGTTCTATAAAAGATATTCAAAGGAAGAGTACCCAAATTATGATACATACAACGCTATAAATGTTAATAAAGTGAGTGATATTCCGATGGACTATGGTGGTGTAATGGGAGTCCCAATAACATTTTTGGATAAATATAGTCCGAGTCAATTTGAAATTATTGGAATTGATAGGTATGTAGAAGATAATCCCAATTATGGTAGAAGATTCACAATTAATAAAAAAGAAACTTACGCAAGAGTGCTCATCAAAAATAAAAAATTATAGAAATAATATGAAAATTGAACTATACAGAATCAAAATACGCGAAGTGATAGACGGCTACAAAGACAGCGCAGAAGAAGGTGTTGTAGCGTATGGCGGAAAACTTGATGTCCATCCAAAATACCAATGCGAGCTTGTCTACAAAGAAAAACAACGCATTGAGAAAAACATTTGTTGAAAATGCTTGCACATAATACATAGATGATGTATGATGCTGTTAGAAATACAATATTGAGTTATTTAATTGGAGAAAGAGATATGTCATTTGCAGACTTAAAGAAGAATCAGGGACTAGTAGGAACACAGAAGTTACAGGAAGCACTAGAGACCTTGAATAAGAAATCCACCTTTGGATCATCCGACGATGGCCGCATGTGGAAGTTGACGGTGGACAAGTCGGGTGTTGGTGCTGCTGTTATCAGGTTTCTTCCTGAGTCCCCTGGAGACACCCTCCCCTGGGCTTTGTTATATAAACACGCATTTAAGGGTCCTGGTGGATGGTACATCGAGAAGTCTAGAACCTCCCTCGGTAAAGGAGTCACCGATCCTGTGTTTGAATATAACAATCAGTTATGGAATTCGGGTTTGGAATCAAACAAGGATTTAGCTCGCAAGCAAAAGAGGACACCAAAGCATATTTCTAATATTCTGGTAATTAAGGATCCTGCTAATCCCGATAATGAAGGGAAGCTATTTCTATTTGAATATGGGAAGAAAATTTTTCAGAAGCTCCAAGAGGCAATGGTACCAGAAGCCGATCTAGTGGATCAAAAGGATCCAGTAAATCCTTTCTGTCCGTGGAAGGGTGCTAACTTTAAGCTGAAGTGTCGTAAGGTTGAAGGTTATCCTAATTATGACGCTTCAGATTTTTCAACACCTACCGCCTTGTTTGATGGGGACGATAAGAAGATTGAGGCGTTGTGGCAGAGCCAGCACAAGCTATCCGAGCTTATGGAACCAACCCAGTTTAAGTCATACGATGAACTTAAGCGCCGCCTTGATCGTGTTCTTGGACTTTCCGTGACCGATGCAGTGAACGCCACAACCACTAAGACGTCCTTTGCCGAAAGCGCATCCGATGTTGGTAACATTGATAAAGACGATGATGTTCCTGCCTCCTTCAGTAAATCGGCGTCTGATGATATCTCAGACGACCTCTCATATCTACAACAGTTGGCTAACGAAGACTAGGCTATATCAACCGCCCTTGAAAAAGAGGGCGACGTTCCTATAGCAAACGGATTCGCAGATCCGGACGACCCCGCACCCCCTCCTCGATTACTGACGTTGGTGTTATTGTTTACCACATTAACCGGTGCGCTAACATCGTCTGTCTTTGCACGTCTAGCGCCTATTTTATTTGATCCCTCGTGTACGGACTTTCTAGAAGAATTTGAATTAGGATCATTTTTATATGTTGGAGTTAGTTTTTTTGCACCATTCTTAAACTCGTCGTCGAAATAGTATCTTTCTCCGTTGTCTGTATCTATTGCATAATCAACGCCCTCCTTCCCGTCTGTTCTTCTAGAGTCTTGTTCTTGGGTGTTCTTGTTTATTAACCCCCTTTCTTTTAGATATTCTGTTGCAGTTCCTTTGTTCGGGTCATTGCTCTTGTGCCAATCTTCTACGGCCTGTTCTCTTTCAAACTGTTGCTTCTGTCCAAGTATATTTTCGGTGGCGGTGGTAGGTGCCGCATTTGCCGCCGAACCTAGTTTTTTTGTTTGCTCACCCCCCTTTTTCTCGGACACACCAGGTTCCTTAGCTGCGCCGTTCCCTCCTATCCCGGAACTCAGAGCACTACTAGCAGGCGATTGCCCGTCGCGTGTTGGTTCTTGTTCTAATTTGGGGTTTCCTTTGCTCTCTATCCAATCTTTCGGCATCCTATAATAGGTGCCCCTCCCCCCAAAATACTGACCCAACTTGTCGGGTGGTGTGTTATTAGTAAACGCGCCCTTACTGGAACTGTTGGATATAACGTTGCCGTCTGCGCCCACTACTCCTATGTGACTAGATCCTGAGCTTTTTGTTACCCACACATCACCTGGCTGTCTTTCGTTTTCTGATATTTCTGTCCATCCATTTTTTTGTATACCAGATAGTGCCCCCGCTACGCTGGCCTCATTACCACCCCAGGGAAGCGGCACACCTGCCCTGTTGAAAACTTTGTTTATTGACCACACACAAGCCCTGCTGCCCAGACCGGATGCCCCCGCAGTCTCCATTCTTTCATCACGCAGATTTTTTGCGGCGTTTGATATGGCCTGTCCACCTTCTCCAGCGTCGGGTGTTGGACCAGTAGGATCTTCCCTTGGCATTCTATTCATCATGGCGAAGCTGCCATTGATACTAGAACCAGTGGAAGGATTTCCCATTGCTCCTGATATTTCTTGTCCGCCGTTTCTTCCTGGCATTAACCTCGAAGCACCCCCAGACGGACTACCCATGCCCCCAGTGGGGCCAGGTATGTTCCCTGATGTGCCGTATTCCGAACCTCTTGGAGATCCCCTTCCATCACCCGCGCCCCCTCTGCCACCTGAACCTCCAGAACCCCTAAGACTGGAGATCATGGTTTTAAGTAGAACCCTGGTGTTTATATTTTTTAGTGAGAATATGAATCCCAGTCCATTTGAACCACCGCCTAATAAGTCTTTTAGATCTTTTGTATTGCTCAGTTTTGCTATAGGAACTATGGCGGCTGGCATAGTAGATGGGTCTGTTTTTATTTGTGCATCTAGAGAATTTTTTATATTTTGTGGGTTCTCATCAAACTGACTTGCCTCTGATTCGTCGATGGTAAATGGATTTAGTTTACGAAGAAGACTTTTTCTGGCCCAATCCTTGTCTGTCTGAACATACGGTTCAACTCCAACACCAGATAATGCCCCCAGGTCCCTTGCTGCTAACCCACCTTGTATTGCTATTGACGCTGCGAAGCCATAACCGGGTATAATGGAAGCGCCTGCCGATGCAAGCTCCACAGCAGCGCCTGCGTAGTCTCCTTTCGATAGTCTATCATAGGCATCATAAAGACCCCAGACCGCGCCGATTAAGGGCGTTGCCTTCGCAATAAATTTTACCGTCGACTTAGCGCCTATCTTTGCTGCCGATGGTAATACCGACAAAGCTGGTTTTGCCCCCGCCGCCGCGCCTGCCTTTGCCCCCGTCGCC